GAAGCAACAATGGCAGTGATTGCAAAGTTGATTTTGACCTTGGTTGAAGCCTTGCCAATTAGCACAACTTCCATATAAGGCGAATCGGGCACAATGACGATTGCTGGTGGAATTGGTGATTCAGGCACTGACGCATAACAAGTTGCGGAAAGTGCAGAAAAGGCGGTGGCTAAGGCTGCGCGGGTATCAGCGACGGCATTGGCTGGCATTATTGACAAACCGTTTCAACGTCTAAAAATGGCATGAGCAATGTGGACACACGGTTGGTCAAACTGCGCCCCATTCGGTAAGGCGTACTGGCAAAATCTACGCCTTCAATCTGACCGCCTGCTGCGACGCGTGACTGAAAAACTTCAACGCTGACTGCAAGAACGGCTGATTCAATTGGCGCACTTGTGGCGTAAATATCGGCTGCTGAATAGCCTGAAAGTGTTGCCGTGCCTGTTGGGATTATGTCGCGCAAAGTCACGTTTGTTGAAGTGAGTGCTGCGGTAAAATAGTAATCGTAAGAATCAACAACGACGTGCGTTGCCGTAAATGGTGCTGGCAAACCAGTCACAATGACGGATTGACCAGTCACAAAATGATGTTCACGTTGCGTGTAAAAATAAGCAACGTTTGTGTCTAATTTGTAGGCGTTAATTGCTGAAGTATTTGCAACCAGCATTGGCAAAATGACGGCTTCAGCCGTGTTGATAATTTCATCAAGGTAACTGTCTGAATAAAGTGAAACGGACACGCCAAGCACCGTGCGCAATTGGCTTGCAGTAACAATAACTGGCATGTCCGTTTCCTTTCGACTGCTGCGGCGGAATCGGGAGAAACCGCCGCATGATTAGTAGGTTGCTATCAGGTCTTGTTGATACCAAACGCACCAGCACCAATTTTGGTTGCAATTGCGCCGTATCCATAAACTGATACTGAAACCTGACCTGAAGCAATAACGTCAGCACGTAAGCGATATGTTGGTGATTCGTACCAAGTGTATGCACTTGGGTTGATAATCAACATTGAATCGTCTTTGTCTGTGTCATTTGCTGACGGCACATTTGCAGTGACATAAAGGTCAAGGCCTGCAACGTTTCCGCGAATTGAATCAGGACGAACCGCACCACCAGCGTTTGAAGGTTGTGCAGCCATGTAAATTGGACGACCTGAATCGTTCAATGTCATAAGGTTTGCCCACTGTGATGTGTTTGCAAGAATGTTGCGAGCAAATCCCTGTGTGTTTGAATAAACTGAAGCAGCACCGCGTGAAACAAATCCAAGCAATTCTGAAGCAGTTGGATATGTTGTAAGTGTTGTTGCGTCTGCGGTTGCACCTGAAGCAAGGGCAGTATAAACGGCTAGGTCTGTTGCCTTTGCGTAAGCGGCTGACATATTTGTCAACAACTCATTGAAAAACAACGGTGAAGTACGGTCAAGCAATTCGACGGAGAATGTCTGTTGTCCTGCGTACTTTTTGACTGTTACTGATAGGAAACTTGAAGCCTGGTCAGTCTCTGAAGGTGTACCTGCTTCGGCAGTTTCAGCCACTGTTGGCATTGTTGTAATTTTTGGAATCTCAAATGACATTCCAGCGTCAGGCAATACACCGCGAGAAATCGCGTCAACTGCTGAACGTGTTGTGTTTGCAAGCCCGTTGATAACTTCAGTCAACTGACGTGTTGGAACAAGTCCCGCATTGTCTGTTGTGTCGTCAGCGGCTGCAACGTACTGACGAGCATTTTCGTCACCCATTGAAGCACGGATTGTGTTTTCTAGGTATTTTGCGGCAGTGAACTCTAAGCGTGGCTTAGTTGTCCAACCACCGACCGCAGCATTTACGTTTGCGGTTACTGACTGGGCGGCTTCTACCGTTTCGGCGGTTGAAGCGTCTTTGACGGTGTCTTCCACTTCGTCTTCTCCTTCTGTTGGTTGTGCTTCAGGTTCGATTGTCGAATCTGAAATTTCTTCTTCGCCTTCTGTGGCGGCAACTTCTGCAACGCGCGCTGAACGAATGGCTGGTTCTGACGTTAAGGCAACACCAGTCATTTCACCTTTTAAAATGCGCACTGTTCCGTCTTTAAGTGTTTCGTATTCGTCAAAATAAACTTCAACACTAAAACCGTCACGCAAACCTTCTTGTGCTTCAACAAGTGCGTCAGTTCCCGCAGTCGTGTTAGCAATTTTGAAGGTTGCGTCAATCCCTTTGTCATTTGCTTGAATTGAAAGTGTTTTTCCGATTCGGCGCGTGCGGTCGTGTTCAAGGTTGAGCAAAACGGCGGTTGGTTGAATTGAACCAGCAGCAAATTGCACTTTTCCAATTGAGGCGTTTCCAGTCTCCTCAAACGTCACAATGCGTCCAGTGATTGTGCGACTGTTTGAATCAGCAGCCGTAATTGCAATTGGTGTGATTACTTTTTTCATAGCAGCATGTCTTCTTCCTCGCGTATTTCTTCGACCGACATTGCGCCGATACGATTTAAGATTTCATAGACTTGCGCACGCTCATAAGGATTGCCACGCAAGAAATCGTCTAAATCAAACAACACGCGATTTCCAGCAGGGGTGAAATCCGCAAAAGATAACCTTTGTTCAATTATGGACATGTAATTTCTAAAAGCAAAGTCCACGAGGTCGCGCCTCTTGTCCAAGGCGTTAGAATAAGTGAATGTGGATTGTTGCGAATCAGTAAAATACGCTGGCAAACCGCAAGCACGGCTTAATTCAAGTGCAACATAATTTCGTGCTTCATTTAACTGCAAATTCTTTGGGTCATACCCAATTGTTTCCAGGGTAACGTCAGCATTAAGGAAAGCGGTTGATTTGTTGCTTCGGGCGGTACGCCATGAAGACAATAATTTGGCAACTCTATCTGCTGGAAGTGACGTTCCATTTGATTTTAAAACCATTTGTGGAATTGGTTCATTTGCAAAATTCATTGAAGCCTTTTCGAGCGCAGCAGCCGCTTTTATGGTGCGACCTGCACGCGCAAGCAAACCTTCTTGCGTATTTGGAAAAACAACTAAATTTGTTGGGTCAATTGGTGTGCCGTCAATTTCGTAAGAATCTATTTCTGTTCCATTGGCGTTTGTCGTAATTGACACGCGTTCAGGTGCGACGCGTTCCATTGCGCGAATTTTACCCGTGTCGGCATACCGTTCTAAAACGTAGCCATAAGCAGAATTATGGAAAAACAAATCAGAAATTATCCACGCCCAAAATGTTGAACCTGGAATTCGTGGGTCAGGCTGGTTAATAACGCGTGGCTGCGTAACCTTTTCACCTGTTGCTTCATTTCGTGTGTGCATTGGTAATGAAGAAATGGTTTGGATAATACCAAGGGCGCGCGCAACTGTTGGAACGCTCATTGCTTCGGCACGATTGGCACTTTGAATTCCGTAAAAATAAAAATTATTGTTTTCTGTAAAGTAAGGCGCTAGTGAAGCGTCAACGTCCAAGGGCGCAACTGGAACGGCAGTTGCAACCATTGGCGTGAATAAATCGAAAAATCCCATGCCCGAATTGTGTCAGGCTTATACGTTTAGCCCACCATTATGTCAAGGTCATTCTCCGGGCGTGTCGCAAAGTGTGAAACGAGCGAAACGGCCACTGCGCCACAAACAACCGACTGTGACGCCCTTCTTCCAATAACCCACCCGCCGTCACCGCGACGCAATTGCACCGCAGCCAAAACTTCTTCCGAAAGTTGGCTTTGCCCTTTATGACGCAAACGCCCTGAGTTAATTGCTGAAAGCATTTCGTCGCATGCCTGCGGGTAACTTGCGTCCATGTCATAAACAGGAATTCCAGCAGGTGCAAGGCGCGCAGCGACCGCGCCACTGGTCTTTCGACTGTAAAGCACGTATTCGGTCGGATACCTGCGGGCATAGTCTGCCAATTCGTTGGCAATGGCTTTATCGTCCAATTGCAGTTCATTTGTCCAAGTGTGCAGTAATTTGACCACAAACTTTTCCTGCCCAAGTTTTTGCGCCCCAACTAAACTTGCGTGGCGTCTATCAGGTGAAAGGTCAATTGCTAACCAGGTGAGTTTGTCAGGGTCAAGGTCAACCGACTTGTCCAGGCAATTGCCCCAACTGGCAGAATCCACCGCACTATTTATTGCCACGACCCAACGGCACAACACTTCGGTCATTACGACGTCAGGTGGGTCGTTCAGCACCGATTTTATATTGTCAGCGTGAATGAGCGTGCCCATGGACGGATTTGAGTGCCGTGCGTTTTCTACGCTTATTTCGTCGGTTGGTGCTGACCATTCAAAATACCCAATATCGTCTTCGACCCCCGCAATGCTTGCGAGCGCCCTATCGCGAAAAGAATTCAAAACTATGCTTGCAGAATCGCCCGCATTTGTGTACGCCATGACCATGGGGTTGGCCGCAGCCATGAGGGTGTATCTCAATGAGGCAAAACTTTCAATGTCGGTCATTTCGCGCAATTCGTCCAGGTGAATCGTCGAAGGTCGGGAAACACCACGGGCAGCAGAACCACCCGCGCGCACAATAAAGCGATTTCCCGTCATTGTCTCAATTTCTTCACCGCCATGTTGCCAGCGAATCTTCTTGACCTGTTTTGCTAAAGAATCATTCTTTTCAATAATCTGAACCATTGCCCTAAATTGCTCAAGCGATGTGGACAAGCGGTGCGCCGAACCAATCTGCAAGTTTTCTTCCCATAGGAAAAGGCCACCAAGAATTCTAATCAGTTGCAAAAATGATTTTCCGTTTTGACGTGCGACCACGATTGTATTTACAGGCGTAGCCCACCGACCGTCGGGCTTGACTTTGTGCGTGTGAATGAGCGCAAATTTTTGCCATTCTAAAAGTTCAATGCCCAGGCTGCTGGCTAAATCAACCAATTCACCCCCGCGTGAAGGCAAATCGTTTAATGGCGTGTGAATTCTAGGCGTTTGAACGCCAAATAGGGCGTTTTGCCCTTCTGCGTCCCTACCCAACACCGTTTGAAGCCCGTTTGAGGCTTCTAGGGGGTGTTGGTGACCTGTTATGACCTTCTTAGTCATTTTCGTGGCTTCTTGAGCCGTTTTGGGGGGAATTTAAAACAGGAAGGGTCAGGGCTCTTTCTCCTTCCTTC